TGGCCTGTGACGAGGCCGTCAACACCGGACGCATCGATTGCGCCGGCGATCCCGGCCGGCAGTGTCACAATATGACTGATTTGACCCTCGGCAGTTTGCGAAATCGAACCAGAGAACGAGATCCCACCGACGACGTATTGAGATACGATTTTGCCTGTTGGCATTTTCAACCTCCATCTGTGAGTTAATAACAATGTTGTTACGTCTTAGGCTCCAGCTTCCTTCCATGCTGGCGCCCGAGTCGCATACGTCGGCTTGGCCGTTACACTGACGGTGATCGCTTCCTCTAAAGGCTCGTTTCGACTGAAATTGGTGATCGAAAAGTCCGCGTCGAGCCCTTCGCCGTCATCCCCATCGAGAATCGCCAAGGCGATCGGCGCATTGTTGAAATACGCATTCTTGATCGCCGCGAATCCAGCGTCACCAGTGTCCCACACCATTTCAAACTCGACGGTGCCGTTCTTGAGCGTCGCCACTGTCGCCCGCCAGCCCTGGTTACCGCGTGTGGTGACATCCGCCTCGCCAGTTTCCAGGTTCAACGTCACGTCTTTGACGTTGATTAACTCAGTGCTCGCCGTCGAACCGGCCGCACCGTAATACACCTTCGCATCCATACCCAATTTGATGGCCATCGAATAAACCTCCGATTATTGCCAAACTCTTAAAGTCAATGTCAGCACGCTCGTGAACTGTCGAAGCTCACTGAGATGCTCCTGCGAATAGATGGGGACATTCTCGGTTTTAACCCAGGCTGCGTTTCCGAACTTGCGGGTCGTGCGAATAAACTCCACGATTTCCTGAACCAAACCCATCAGAGCATCGATTTCCGTTTCGTCGCTTTCGGCCAGCTTTTTCTGAACGCCGATATCGATCAGCACATCGCTTTGAGGAAGACCACGCCCGGCAGTAATCAACTCAATGCCCTTGGGCACAACGGTTACATGGAGATCCTTCATCTCTTGCAAATCGAATGACGGTCGATATGCTCGCGCTGCAGTAAACGACTGACTGAAGCTCTGCCCGTTCAAAGCGTTGACCACCGAATCCGCAATGTCCGTAATCTGTGACATCATATCCCCCGCTTTACATAACGAATGTCGGGCCTAAACGTGATACACAATCTGATTCCGCCTGCTCGGCACCAAGATCCAGAAAAATCGGCCAGCCGGCGTTACGTGCCGGTGAATTGGATTGCAACGCATAGTCACCACTGGCCGCATCGACAAACAGCGGATCTTGCCCGGTAATATCGCCAGTCGTATGCGTCCACCCGTCGTAGTTAGTGGTGTTGTTGAAGAGCAGATTATTGCGGCTATATACCAACGCATCATCAATCCCCACCGCCTTAATTCCCTTGCTGCAATTCACAATGATATTATTCGCCAGCATGACGCGGTGTACGCCGGTGCTAAAGTCATCAAGCCAGATACCTTCCAGCATCTGATTGACGCCATCAACCGTACAGTTAATGATCGATCCACCAGCTAGGGCGATCATCGACATGCAGATTTGATAAGCATTGCCATAAGCTAAACAGCCAAGCATATGAGCGTTTTGGCACGTGAAACCATACGAGGAGTTATTGTATGCTTTGCAGTTGACAACATGAGTGTACGCTTTAATCACGAACCCTGACGCGATTAAATTGTTGTACGAAATGCAATCGTATAGGTTACTGTAAGCGCCGACATCAAACCCGCTATATTGGTTGTCATACGCTATGCAGTTCTCGTATTGTATTGCATAATTGCTTAAATCAAACCCATGGGAGTATGACTTGGTGCAGGTGATATTGCGAAATACATAATTATGATAGGTCGATCCTGAAAGCATTGATATGATGGTATAGTAAGCATAGTCTTGACCATCCAGGACGGCTTGACCACCATCACCCGGCGTGTCTGTGTATCCCTCAAATGTAATCACAGCATCATGGTCGCCCGTCGTCAGGATAGCCATTACCCCACCGTAGTCGCCATGCAAATCCGTGTAAGGCGTTCCGCCTTTGACGTAGACGGTGTCTCCGGCCACAACCGTGTCAGCTGCATGCCCTAGCGTCTTCCAGGCACCGCCGACTCGAACCTTTTTGTTGGCCGCTGCACCGCTAACGGCAGAGGTCAATGTGATGTTCGCCCCAGCGACGCTTTGCACCTTGCGATGCTCTTTGACACCGTCAGTATCCCATACGAGCCAATCATCTGCCTGAACATCGCTCCAATCCCCTTCGTTGTTGACGATTACCGTCAAATCGCCGACGTCGACAGTACAATCATCCGACGAATCGACCGGACCGCCATTCGTGCCAAACCGAGGACCACCACCATTGAGGTTGGATGCGTTGGCTTCTTGGGTGACGCGGTAAGTACTCATCATATCGTCTCTACTTGTTGCTCAAGGGGTTCTTTGGTGGCTTTGGCGCGCGTCACTTTCAGCTCGTCTCCGTCTACGGCGACCTTGAACTTCTCCGGTGCAGTTGTGGCCTGGACCACCTGCGTGACCTGTTGAAGAAGGGATTCCATTTCAGCGGCCTCCTCTTCGGCGGCCAATCGGGCAGCCGCGAGGCGTCGGATATTCTCCCAAACGAAGTCATGAGGGATTGTGACGGTTTGGCCGGTACTACGATCCAGCACTTCCTCCAGACTCAGGGCTTGGATGTCAGAGGCCTGAAAACCGGAAGCTTTGGCGGATTGCAGTAAGGTATCAATGTATCCTGCCATGTGGATCTCCGAACTCCGTTTACGCTAAGATGCGGTAAGCCACGCCCTCACCATTGGTGGTTGCTCGAACGAACACCTTTTGTGCGTCATTGATCCGAATCACGAAGCCTTCGTAATTGGTGGACATAACCGGGATGTTTTGGCTATTCGAGTCGCCAATAAAAACCGGTGTGGTATTCAACGAGTTGCCGTTGTCATCGATGCGAGCGCCTATCCATACGAGTCGACAAGGAGTTGATGCTGCAACCAGAGCCTCCGGCGTGGCCGAAGATGCAACCGTCTTTGTGCCACCGACAAACGATGCACAGCCGGCCATATCGAACAACGGCGCACCGTTCTCTCCGACCTCCACGTCCATCGAATTCAACCAGCGTCGTGTCATCTCAACCTCCGAACACCAGATTCCAAATTGCAGCCACCGCCAGCGATAACACCGAGCCGGCAATGATCCACAACAGCTTCGATCGCATGGCCTCGACCGATTCCAATCGATCCAAACGAAGCAAAATCCCCAGCTTGCCGTTACCGCGAATCGCTTCGTCGAGCCGATCGAGCTTGACATGTATCTCCTTGAACTCGGGTTGGCAGATAACCTCGTAATGATCGCAATCGCTACTCATCCGTCTTCGTCCTCCGGACTACGCCGAGACTTATGTGTCCGCTCCGATGTCTTTCGTGTGGATCCGCATCGTGGTGCGGTACGGATCGCTCCAACGCCAATGACCCTGTCCCGATAGCGACATCACCTCGTACACTCTGCCGTCGGCAACGATCTTGTCGCCCGCGATTGGTTCGCCGAGTGTGAAGTCCTCAGCCAGAATCAAAAAGTCCGTGACGTGGGCCCCAACGCGAAGGCCGTATTCATCCTCAACCTCATAGTTGGTGCGCCCATAGGTCGCGTTCACAACAAGCACTGTCTCACCTCGGCGGTAGGTGACCTGGCTGGAGCAGTGCGCCGTACGCTGCTGCTCCAACCATTGGCTTCCTTGCCTTAATAAGTCACCCACACCGCTGCTCCCGATTACTGACTCAAGCGAACACGAACTGTCGCATCGTCATCACCAGCCACCACGACCGTCTTGCCAAGCAACTTATTTGCACCGGCCTCATCGTCGGTCTTGGCTTCGGTGTCTGCGACATCCCAATAAACCTTCGCCCCGACTGCGATGCCGCTTCCGACGCCGGTCGCTTTGGGTAAATCGAACACACCCGTCACCGCCAATGCGCCAAGCGTGTCGACAGCAATGTCCAACTTGACGATACCGATCAAATCGCCCTGCACCACCACATCCCCAGCGCTCACGTCCGCGCTGGGGGTGTAGTCGATGCTGTTGCCGTCATGAATAAAACGCGTTGTTGCCATATCTCATTGCTCCTTTGATGGTTCGTAGAAAAACACAATGCATCGCATAGATGGTGAGACCTATTCCCCTTTCATCTTCAACGCACCACGGTGATCCTGCTCACGGACACCGAAATCGATATACCCGCGGAACTGAATACCGAGCGTATTGAAGTCGGCATCCGTTTTTTCGACGGTCGGACGATCCACGCCGTTGAGGAACGCGACCTCGATGGCCGGCAGACGATTCGGATCGGCCAGCAGGTACCACGCCTTGCTCGACGCGCCGGTGAACGACGCATTGGACAGATACACGCTTGAAACAACCTGGAACTTGCCGGCATGCGGGTTGGTGTTGGCCTTGGGCTTGTCGGCAGTGGTGGTCTCGTTGAGCAGGATGCTCTTCATGAGCATCTCGGCAGGGACTTTCAGTGCCGTCGGAACCAGCAGGATGCTGGCCGGGATACCCAGCGGTTTGCCGTTGGGTTTGGTTTGCAGGCCGAACATCACCTCGGCATCACTCAGAGAATCGACCGCCAGCGCGGTATCCGCACCAGCAGCGTAGTTGGCGTGGTCGGCGTGGAAGAACGTCTTGCTGTCGGACTGCACGGGGTTACTCAGCCACAGTCCCCACGTCGCATCGGCGATCGATTCGGCTGCACCCATACCGATCTGACGCGGGATGTCAGTGAATGCGCCCATGTCGTCGTTGATAATCATCTGCCGGGTCAGGGCGAACATGATCCCATGCGTGTCGGCCTTTTGTCCGAACTTCTGCTCGTCGAGTTTACCGTGCTTGAGCTCGCCATCGGGTCCGACCTGCTCGAATTTGAACGAGCCGGTCATGCGATATCGGCTGTGCTCTTTGAAGTCGTTGACGCTTGCGATCTTGGCAATCTTGCGCCAGGCGTCTTCGATGTAATCGTAGCCTTCGAGCAACATCTTGTTGGCGATATTGCTAAGAATTCCCGGCAACGCCGTCGTACTGAACGCCGCCTGAAGCCAACCGGTTGCATCGCGACGGAATCGCGGTAGTTGCTTACCGCATGCCAGTTCGCAAAACTCCTGGATACCGATACCACGAAGCTTGTCGGCCGCTTCCAGGATCGGCTCGGCATAGACCGCTTCGATCCGAGAGCTGGACAGACCACCGGCCATCAAAGCGACAGCCTCGAACACTTGCGGGCTGCCATTGCGTGGACGCACTTGAACCGCCGGCACCTGCGGACGCGATGCCCGCAATACATGCAGCTCCGTTCGTATCTCGTCCCAACCTTCCTCGATCGCCTGGGCTTCGATGTCTGTGTGCTTGCCGCCGCAGACCTTGCGGATCGTTTCGATGCGCCGGGTCTCGGCCGCGACCTGCTGACGCATCCGAGTCACGGCATCATCGGTTGCCGACGCTTCGAGTGTCGTCGCATTGCCGGTGGTGATCGTCGACGCCGGCGGTTTCGGCTGCGTCTGCTCTTGCGTTTCGTCTACCCTGGCTTCGACGACCGGTTGTGCATCGGGGTCGGCAACAGTGGTGGTACCCACACTCTCCTCTTCCTGCGGGACTTCCGTCTGTGTACTCGTATTTTGCTCTTCCATGGACGATTGCTCCTTTTTCTGGGCGGCGATCCGGGCCGAGGTGGCCGAGTCTGCACCGCTGTCGACAAACGAAATCTCTTTGAGGATGGCCTTTCGGACCACATGCAGTGGGCCGGCGAAAGTCCTTCCGTTCACTGTGATGCTTTGACCGTTGGGAACGAACTCGGCCTCCTCGACGGCAGCGCCGATACTTGCCTGCCAGGGGAACCCGTTCACCCCGCTCTTGGCTACGTCACGTGCCCAACTCGTATCGCGACTGACGAGGCCCTCTGCGATGACCTGACCGTTTTCAATCGTCACTCGTTGTGTATGGCCGACACCCTGACGCGCGTTGTGGTCCAGACGAACCGGAATATCCTGCCGTTCGATGGCCAAACCTTCGAGATCGACCACGACCGGATGCGGGAAACCAGCGATCCGCATCACGCCGCCCGTATAGGCGACCATGCGAAAGCGTGGCAAAGAATCACCGTCACCCGCACCAGCGACAACTTGCAACGGTACCTGCACCCATAGTTCAGTGGGAAGGCTGTAGGCTGCAGACTGCAGGCTGGAGGATTTCTCTTTCCTGCAGTCTCCAGTCTCCAGACTACAGTCTCTCTTCTCAGGCTGCTTGTTTGCGATGGACATGCGTATCACCCTCCTCGTCTTCGTCTTCATCAGTCGTGGAAACGCTTTGCGTTGATGTCACGGTCAAGCCAAGCTCTCGCATCAAGGATTGTTCCTTGGCTCGCTGACGCAGCTCGACCTCCCAATCCTTACCTTGACGTGCATACTCAGCCGCGAGTGTCGTTGTGTTGCTGGTCAAGCGGGTCGCCTGGGCGTTGGCTTCCTTGGCCGGGTCGACGTGCTCGGTGCCGTCAAAGAACCACTGGTGGGCCATACTTCGGCTTTGCCGAAGTATGGATAGCTCAGGCGTTAGAATCGCCTCGGCGATCCATGCCGCCAGAATCCTATCGAGCACAACTTCTGCCAGATGTGCCTGTTCGACGCGGATGGATTTGTAATACGTCTGATGATCGAGTCGCCCCGAGGCATAGTTGTAGCCCGACGAATTGCAGGCCGCGATGTTGTATGGCAAGTTCAGACAGCGTGCGATCTCGTTGAGAATCTCTCGCTTGAACTCGGCATACCCGGTCGACGGCTGCTGCGTCTCGATCTGACCCAGTCGCCAGCCGTCCGGCAACACCGTGGCCATGCGTTTTTCGAGTTGGATGACGTCCATCGGCTCAAGCGCTTGAGCCTCACCGTTGGCCGGTGAGTCTGTGTATATCACTGCGGCAAAGGCGGCTGCCGTAGCAGCTGCAGCGATCACATGCAATGTATACTCTCGCAAATCTGCGAATAGTGGCAGTGCCGGCGCGATCTCCGGGATGCCGCGATGCATACCGGGACGATCGCTGCGGAACCAGTGAATCATTGCACCTACGGGCACCGTGTCGTATTGGGTTTTCCACGAAGTCAGGTCGCCCGGATGTTGCCTGAGAACCGTATACGTTTGCGGGTTGCCCCAGGCATCGAGGATGACGCCGTCGATCTCATTGGTCGTCGGTAGCAGTGAAAGAACCGGTGACGCCACGCGATCGGCCTCGATGAGTTGCACATCGAGCATCACCGGCGAATCGATCATCGGGTTGGCGGTCAGGACGGCAAACACTTCGCCATCGGTCGCCTTGGCCATCCGCATCGTGCGGAGTTTTTCTGCCAGGTTGATTGCCTTGGACCACCGGGCGAATGCCGACTCGACTCTGCGATTGGTGTCGCTGTCTTCGGTGAGCAGTTGCAGACGCGGACCGGTGCCGATGCAGTCGTTGGCGATCGTCAGCACGATCCCCTTGGCATAGCTGTTGTTGGCCACCTCGTAGCGGGCACGCTCCCGGAGTGTCTTACGCACGTCGGGCGAAGCCGCTCCGTCAGCCGACATCGCGTCTGACATCGCCCAGTGCCGAGCGTTGTCGGTGGTCGTCTGAGCCGCGTCGTAACGCGCTCGGATCACCCGGCTTCGTTCTGCGGACTCTGCCGTGACGAGTGCCGTGGATGTTTTTCTGCGGCCGAGTTTTTTGAGGAATTTGAACATGTATCTAACCAAATTGATTTCGCTATCGCTTCAATGGAGGCGAGTTAAACGGTCCCTCCCGGCGAGATCTTCACGAGCTTGATCCCCAGCCCCTTGGCTCGACTGGCCTTTTTCGATTCGAGGTACTTGTCAGCAGCGATTTGATCTTTCAGATCGTG